GCCAAAGGCCAAGTGGTTAATTGCAGAAGGCCAAGACGAGGGCCACGAGAATGAATGGGCACAGGCAAACATTAAATCGATGCCGGTGTTGCGATACAAGCAAAAGGATATCGAGGGCGTGCCCGCGCCGGTGCCAACACGGATTCAACCGGAGGCACCGCCCGCGGGAATTATGGCCGCCGCGGATGGAATTAATAGCGATATGCAAGCGGTTTTGGGCATCTTTGATCCAAACCAAATGCCAACCGGAAACATTAGCGGCAAGGCCCTAAATGGCCAACAACAACAAATTGATCTATCTAATTACCACTATTACGATAATCTAACGCGATCCATTAAGCACACGGCCCGAATTATTCTTGATCTAATCCCCAAAATCTACGATAACGCGCGTGTGATGCGGATTATTGGCGATGATGGAAAGCCGGATTTGGTTGAAATCAATAAGCGTGGCCAAGACGAACAAGGCGTTGAAAAGATATTAAACGATGTCACCGTTGGCGAATACGATGTGGTGATGGATACCGGCCCCGGCTACAACAGTAAACGGATTGAGGCGGTTGAATCGATGATGCCTTTGTTAAGTGCCGATCCCAATCTAATGAATGTTGCGGGTGATTTGATCTTTAGAAACATGGATTTCCCCGGTGCGGATGTGATTGCGGATCGATTGGCCGCAAGCAACCCATTAGCACAAATTGATGATAAATCACCCGTGCCGCCACAAGTGCAAATGCAATTGGCCCAATCCAAACAAACCATTCAACAATTGCAACAACAATTACAAGCAATGCAATTGATGATTAAGAATCGTGCGGATGTGGAACAGATGAAACAAGATGCGGAAACCAAGCGCACATTGATCAAAGAAACCAACCGCGCCCATGATATCGAATTGCGTGATCAGGAAAGACACATGGATATGGTCTTAAAGACACACACGCAAGCACAAGATACGGTGGCCAAGACACAAACGCAATTAGAGGTGGAACAAATCAAAGCCCAATTGGCCATTTATTTGGCGCATTTGGATCGGATAAGTGAACGTGATGCAAAGGCGGAAGCCATAGAAAGGGCCATCTAATGCCAACAGTAACAAGCAAAAACCGTGATGAATTCAATACCAAAGAAATGGCAAGAAAAGCAACGAAAAAGCCGGAAGCAGGAATGCTTGCGGATATGGCTTGAAGTATGAGTTCACAAAAATTCCCATCTAGAGAAGCAATGATGGCACATAGAAATGCCGCTAAAGCCTACAAAGATGAAAAAGAACATAAGTATGCGGAAATGCACGAACAAGCCGCATTAAGCCATTTACAAGGGTTGGCAAAGAATAATTGACAAAGTAATCAATTCGTGTAACATTTACACAAACCTTACCCGTGGGGTTGCACGGGGTTAATTCTTAGGGAAACCTATGTCGGAAAAAGAAGCGGGCCAAGTGCTCACAAGCGAGAATGCGGCGGAATTTTATGCAAATCGTTTAGGTTTAGCCGATCAAACGGATGATGTGGCGGTGGANGCCGAGCCATCAACGGAGGTGGTTGAGAATGAACCCGAGGTGCAAGAGGAAGCCAAACCCGTAGAGGAAAAGCGGGCGAACCCAAAGTTAGAAAAAAGATTTTCCGAATTGACGAAACAACGCGAGGCGGCGAAAGCGGAAGCGGAAGCGGAACGCCAACAAAGGCAAGCGTTGGAGGATAGGTTAAGGGCACTTGAGCAAGTGGCGGCACCACAAAGGCCGAGCGTTGATCAGGAACCGCAACCGGGGCAATTTCAAGATGCGTTTGAATATGCAAAGGCTTTGGCCCAATATTCAACCGAAAAGGCGTTGGCGGAAAGGGATCAACAAGAGGCGAATCGCAAGGCTAATGAGGAAAGACAAAAGGTTATCCAATCTTGGTCATCCAAATTAGATCAAGTGAAAGCCGAATTGCCCGATTACGATGAAATGGTTTCAACGGCTAATGTTGTTGTTTCCGATGAAATCCGTGATTCCATATTGGAATCGGATGTAGGCCCAAGAATCCTATATCACTTGGCGGAGGATTTGGAATACGCGCAAAAGTTGGCGGCCATGCCCACGCGGAAAGCCTTGCTTGAATTGGGAAAATTGGAAAAGCTATACGAAAAGGCGGAACCGGCTAAGGAGACTGCGGTCAAGACAAGTAAAGCACCCGCACCGGTGCGTGCCTTAAAGCCAAGCGGAGGTGTTGCGGATATTCCCATTAATTCAAGTGGTGAATTTCACGGCACATATCAGGCGTGGAAAGAGGCGCGGCGGGCGGGAAAAATCAGGTAATTTTTTTAAGGAAAGATCATGTCAAACAATTTATTGACGATATCAAAAATCACGAACGAGGCTCTTATGGTGCTCGAAAACGAATTGACGTTTACGAGCGAGGTGGATCGCAATTACGATGATCAGTTCGCAGTGGTCGGTGCAAAAATCGGTAACACGGTTAATGTTAGACGTCCCGGACGCTTCATCGGTACCACGGGTCCCGCGCTAAACGTTGAGGATTTCAACGAAACTAGCGTGCCCGTGACACTAAGCACGCAGTTCCATGTGGACACGCAGTTCACGACCCAAGACTTAGCGCTAAGCCTCGACATGTTCAGCGACCGAGTTTTGAAACCCGCAGTGGCCGCCATAGCCAATAAGATAGACCGTGATGGATTGGTGATGGCTAAAAACAATACCGCAAATATTGTTGGCACGGCCGGAACACCGCCCACAGGTTTGATCACATATCTAACCGCCGCGGCTTACTTGGATGCGGAGGGCGCACCCCGTGATGGCCGCCGGTCTTGTATCGTGGAGCCATTCACATCGGCAACCATTGTTGATTCACTAAAAGGCTTGTTTGTTCCACAAGAGGCCATTGGTGAGCAATACAGGAAGGGGCTGATGGGCAGGGACAGCGCGGGGATGAATTGGAAAATGGACCAGAACGTGGTTAGCCAAACCTTTGGCAATAGCCCTACGGCCGTTTTATCGTGCAATACAAGCACCGCAACGGGATTTTTGACATCAGGATGGGCACAGACATCAACAATCGCACTTAGCGCCACAACGGCCGCCGGTCAATTGAATGTTGGTGATGTGATTCAGATTGCAAACGTCTATGCCGTTAACCCACAAAACCGCCAAGCCTATGGTAGCAACAAGCTAAGAAACTTTGTTGTCACCGCGGCCGCCACGGTTGCCACAAGCGGCACAACTAGCGTCACCGTTAGCCCCGCCGTTATTACCGCCGGCCAATTCCAAAACGTTAGCGTGACAAGTGCGGGCGCAAGCACCGTGACACCATTTAACAATAGTGGCACCGTTTCACCCCAAAACATAATCATGCACAGGAACGCCTTCTGCTTGGCGGTCGCGGATCTCGAGTTACCCGAGGGGGTACACTTCGCGGGCCGTGCAAGCGATAAAGAAATCGGCCTTTCCATGCGTGTGGTACGTCAGTACACCATCAACAATGATTCGATTCCAACCCGTTTGGATGTCTTATATGGATGGGCACCGTTGTATCCCGAATTGGCTTGCCGTGTTGCGGCTTAACGTTAAACATTAGGAGTAAANAATCATGGCGAATCCCGGACCAGCAACCACAGTAAGCAATCACCCACAAAACTTGGCCACAAACCAAGCCTTGCGTTTGATTGCATCCGCACAATCCGTTAACCTAGCCCTAGCGGGTGATACCGCTATGACGGTGGTGGATGTTTCTAAATTTGTTCCCGTTAGCGTGTTGATCACCAACGGCCTTAACAGTAGCGGCGCAACAACCACTATTGCAACGGCAACCGTTGGCGTTTACACCGGCGTGGGCGCAACAGGATCAACCGTGTTGACAACCGCCGCGTTGACAAGCAACACCGGTGGCCCTTATGTGACAACATCCACGGCAACAAATCCCGCAACCGCAATTTCTAACCCATCCACAATGTATGTGAATGTGGGCACAACGATTGCCGCCACTTGCGATGTATTTGTTTACGGCTATGACCTTACATTCTTACCATAATGTTTAGGTAAATACGAAAAAGGCCATCCACAAAACGGGTGGCTTTTTTTATTTTTCAAGTTACAATCAACACAAAGGAGTTTTTATGTCATTACAAACAACAATCCTTAGGGGGAATATTCTTAATTCTTTCCTTGTTTACCCCACTTTATCGCCCGCCGCCGTTTCTGGCACACAAGCAACACAAACATTCACGATCCCCGGCCTTGTGGTCAACGATTTTGTGAATATTTCCTTGCAAGGTGCCCAAACAACCGGTGTGGGAATCGCTAACGCGTGGGTTTCGGCCGCTAACACCCTTTCTATTCAATTCACCAATAGCACAGGATCATCGGCAACGCCAGCATCCGGTGTTTATACACTTGGTGTTGATCGCTTAGAGGGCACGATCCTACCAACCAATGCGGTGTAATCATGGCCGGATCAACCGTTCAACGCAACGCGGGTCAGACGTATTGTCTTAGCGTCACCAATAGTGCCCATTCAAGCACTTTGATTGACGATCAGACAAACGATCAGATCAACTACTGCTCATTCCTAAACACGGGCGCATCGCCCATTGCGGTGAAATTTGCGAATTATTCGCCATGCCCCGCCGCAACGTTTCCGAGTGATGGCACGCCGGGGGATTATGTTTTGCCCGCGGGCATGACAAGCCCCCTTATTTTGGCAACGCCTACAACGCCGTTTTATATGACGGCGATTAGCAATAGTGGCACGGCGGGATTGCTTTATGTCACCCCTGTTGGTGATCAAAGTTAAGGATTATCTATGACGAATCAAGTTGCCACTACAGTAACAACGCAAATTGTTCCGGTTCAGGGGCAATTTGATTCCAATGGAAATTGCATTGCTTTGATTGGGCCGGGGGGGGTGGCGTTTTATCCGCCCCTACCTACAACTTTAACAACAACAAATATTTACGCAACAAGCGAAATTGGCTACGCAAGTGGCAATTTTGGAACTGTTACGCAAACGAACAATAAAACCACGGGTGTTACAGTAAACACATCAAGTGGGCAAATTGTTACCGCAAATAGCCAATTAGCACCTAGCGCACAAGCCGTTTTTACCGTTACAAATAGCCTAGTAAGTGCAAATGATAATGTAATTTGTTCAATTGCAAGCGGCGGCACGCAAGGCGCATACAATGTATTTATTGCCGGAATTGCCAATGGATCGTTTNTTGTGGTGATCAAAAATAGCACCAACAATGCGTATTCTGAGGCGGTGACAATCAATTTTTCAATTTTGCACACATCTAGTTAAGGTGAAACAATGGGCACATTAGTCTTTCAAGCCGCCTTGGGTGGGCAAGTATCCGTTACGGGCCCAAACACCGCATCAAGCTACACGATTGCCGTGCCCACGGTTAACGGCACGTTTGTTACAACCGGAGATACCGGCACGGTTTCCAACACAATGTTGGTCAATAGTAGCACCACAATTAACGGCACATCGATTGCATTGGGCGCAAGTGGCACAATCACCGCGGCCAACCCAAATGCGCTAACGATTTCCACAGGATTAACCGGATCATCTTATACCGGTGCAAGCGCCGTGACGATTGCAATCGATACATCGGTGGTTGCCACGTTAACCGGCACACAAACGCTATCGAATAAGACGCTAACCGCACCGGTTATTTCCACGATATCCAACACCGGCACGCTAACATTGCCCACAAGCAC